TTATCAAGAGTTCTTTCAGTGAAAGCTCTTGTTGAAAAAGTTCCCTCGAAGTACATATCTAAACCCATTAGTTACCCTCCTTTATTTTTAAGTAGTTAACAATTTGACTTAGGTTTTCTCCTAAGAATTTAAGAGCTTCTCCCAAGTCTTTATTAAGTGCAGATTGCTCTTTATTTAAGTTTTGTTGGGAGCTAGCGTAGTTAGCAGTAGCTTCTGCGATATTCTTAACTACATCTTCTAAAGTTGATAATTTCTTATCAAATGCAGTTAGAGCTTGTAAGACTTTTTGAAAATCTCTATCGTTTTGAGTCATAAGGTTAGGATAAGTGAACTCTTCATAACAATACCATCATATTTGCAATATCGTCAAGGCGTTGTGCTATGATGTTATCGTATCTTAATAAATTAAAATGAGTCTCATTAAGTCTTACATACTTTCAATCGAAGAAATGGGTTATGATGCCTGCAACCTCAATAAATTATCCTCTGAAGAGTGGGATAACCTACTAACTAAAGCCTTAAAGTCAGATAAAAAGCTCTATGAAACTTTAATTCTGACTAGGTGTAAATTAAAATTAGAAAAAGATAGGGCTATTTAAAGCCCTTCTTTTTTGTTTTGTAATACCTGAAGACTAGCTCGAAACTATGAAGCATTTCATGTTGAAAAACGCATAACTGAGTCTCTAAATTATGTTGCTCATCTAAAATATCCTCATATCTTTGTAAGAAATGAGCTTTTAATTCAGAAATTTCACATAATTTTCTTTGTATCGTACTTAGCTCCTCGAATAAATCTTTATCGTTAGTAATTACACGATCAGATAAATTTGATAATTTAGCTAAATCTTTTTGAGCCTGAACCATTTCAGGGTCAGTTGCTTTGTATTTTTTCATAAATCTTAGAAAATAAAGAATAAAAAGTAAAAGAGGAGCTATTGCTCCCCTATTACCATATCCGCAGCCTTACTAGCATTAGCTAGTGATTTGAAAAGGATTTTTGGGTCGCTTTTCAGCATTGGACACCATGCTTCCAAATAGGCTGCGTGGTTTTTTGTGTCAAGATTAGAAATCTCAAGTCGGCTGCATAGGAGGTACGCTCCCAATTCTGCGACCAATTCTTCTTGACTATAATTCAAGTCTTTTCGATCAAGTCTTGATTTATGGCCTGTTGAGTGGATTGCTTCATGAGCAAAGGTAGCTAGATAAGATTCATCATTCTTAAAGTTATATCTTTTTGGAACGACTATTTCATCAGTTGTTGGTCGATAGTATGCTCTATCGCCACCCTTGATGACTCCTTTAACTTGATGCTCCCATTGGAATAAACGATCATGAGCTTTTTTAACTCGTTCGTCTAAAGGTCTAGGAGCAGAAGTTAATACAGCCTTATCGATTAGCTCCTGAAGCTTCTTTTCTGACTGCTCATCAACTCCTCGAACATCAGCTACGTTAAATACTGGGACGCATTTATAACTCATGTAAGAGCCGAATTGAATTTGTCCGTTCTCATCTTTTTCTTTGAGTTCAAAAGACCTCTGTAAAGGTTGCATAATCCGTGCTGAACGTGACCCTTTTTTAGGTAAGCAGCCAATCGACTTGGCCTGACCTCCTCCAATAAATAAGGGAAGATGCCAACCCCTGACCGCAGAAGATATACAGAGAAGTGCAGGGTTAGAACCCTGATAATTTTTCCCTGTTAATAAATTTCTGAAACCGCCTTTAACAGTCCAATCTTTTCGCCATACTGGAACGCCATCTTCTAAAGCCCTGATTAACTCATTTACAATAAGTTCTTCTGGCTTTACATAAGATTTTTTTGCACTCATTCGGCCATTTAATAAAGTCATAATTTTTACAGGATAAGTGAGTTAAAAAAAGCCTAGAATTAACTAGGCTCTAAAAATACATAAGTGCTATAATTGTCCCCTAACAAGTCAGGTAGATAGGATATTCCCCATCTAAAACCACTATCGTCTAAAACATCAACACAATTAGTTAACCCTAATTGCTTTAACGTCTCATTAATTAGTTTTTCCTCCTGATCTTCAAGCCCTGATGAATCGCCATTTATTAGGTATGATGCCCAATAAGTTGGAAGCTCTTGTTTAATTTCTTGCATAATTTTAGAAAGTGAAAAAGGGGAAATTATCCCCTAATTTTTAAAATTCGTCTAACGTCTTTTTTAGCCGCTTCGACTTGTTTTGTGGAAAATTCCAGAGCTTCAAAATCTGCGATCTCTGCAAAAAATTCTGATCTCTCATCATCTCTTGAAGTGATCGAAGCACACAGGGCAGCGACTAAACGCTGCCTGTATTTTGGAACCCTTTGATCTTTAAAAAACTGTTCAGGTGTCATTTTTTAAACCTCCTTATAGGCTGAGTTGTGCCACTCTTTAAACAATTTTTGAGTGTCATGAGGGCAATCCGTCCAAGTGTTATCTCGGACAATCCAACCAAAATCAAGGAGCATTGGAATAAGCTCCTTGTTTTCGATGTAGTGATTAATTAAATGACTCATTTTTTTAAGCTCCCACAATTTGATTGATGAAACTTTGTTCTACAGGATGAGCATATCGCCCGTTCAAGTATTGGGTAATATGCTTTGAAGTAGTTCGGCTGTAATATTCATTAGTCTTATAAAACTCCCCTGCAACTTGAGCAGCTACAGGAGTGTCATAAGAATAAAAAATCTCAGAGCCAGAGGGAAGAGCCAATAAAGTTTTACTGGCTCCTAGTCTTTTAATTTTCATCGCTTGATACCTCCATAGAATCGAAATCGTAAATAAAAGAAGAAGAATAAAGGCGGTTAAATTCCGCCTGATCTTGATAGAAGAAGTACTCGAACTCTGACATCAGAAGAACCTCCTGATAAACTTCTGGAAGAAGTTATACTTTTTACGAACTGTGAAGCTCGCAGGTATTACAACTGGTTCGTAGTTGCTTCTCATATTGGGCTTCAAGACTGTAAACCTTGGAAGCTCTGGACATCTCTTCGAACTAACTTCGACTCTGTGATAATAAGGCTGATTAAGATTTAAGCTCTTGCAATGTGCAAGTGCTGATTCTTGAGTATGGGTTTCTTTTACAAGATCCCATCTTGCAGTCTTGTTACTGTAGTCAATACCAGTAAATCTAGTAATGGAATAGTTCATTTTAAATAAATTGAATGAATTGGATAAGTAAGCAAAAGGTATTACCTTTTACTTGTAGGCTGTGCTAATTCGTGAAGTACTGTTTGACGGAACAAAGAAGACTAGACCGAAGTTCTTAGCCCTGCTTGTGTCCTCTGGTCTCGTGAGTGCTACAGCCTAGAAGTAAAGGGAAAAATGTATGAAGCTACCACCTAGCTCCTAGCCCCCAGCCGTTTTCTTCAGCCCCTCTGGGTCAGGACTCTAGCAGTACCTCCTGCTAGTGGTTTATGGATCAGGTCGGGATTAATAAGCCGAGGGCAAACCTGATGCGATGGAGGGTAAGATCTAGGTAAGCTCTTTTCCTTAGCTCTTTTATCTAACCTAGAACGCCAACCCAATTGGCATATAAACATATATTTAATATACAGCATAGTGATGAAATTATGCAAGCATTTTGTTTACATTTTGTTGTAATTATTACTCCCTCCAGAATCGCTTCAGGCAGGCCAAATTTCTTCAGGTACTATAGCATCATTATGCCAGCAGAAGCACCTTCTAGGCTCTTCTAGGCTGCTTAGAGCGTATATGGGGGGTCAGTTGCAAAAAATTTTTGCTATATCACACTCCGAGGAACTTAAATATATATCCAATATCTTCGTTACTAATAAAAATGTACTACTTTGTTTCTACTTTTATAGATAGTTCAGGTGCTTGAATATTGACTGTCTCTACTGACTCTCCGATAACTTTACCTAATGAATCCAGGATCTGTGCTGCTGTCTGTAATTGACCTTTTGAAATTGCCTTGTTAAATAATCTGACTCTCATTGCTTGAAGTCTTGGGAGCATATTTTCTCTATCTTTTTCCCAATCTTCGCTATTCCATTGTTTTACTCTACTCCAATCGCTCCAGGCTGAAGTTTCTGCAATGCCTTCAATCTTTGCGTGTTCTAAAACAAGCTGCCTTGTTGTTTTTCCTTCTAGCTGACGGGAATACAATCTTTGACTTCTAGCCTGAATATGCTCTTTTGTGTTGCAAGCAAACTTAGAACGTCTTTTTCTTTTTTCTTGTTGTTGTTTCTGTTCTTCTGGAATAAAACCAGACATAAAAGATTCAGCCACGGACTCAATCAGATAAGGTATTAATTGAATGATAACCTAGAAATATGAATTTAGGCTATAAAAAGGGGGTAATAATTGAAAAATTTGTTATTTTTTAGTGTATGCCTGTAAAAACCGCACCAGAAATCAGTTTAAGATATGCCCAGGGTCAAGTTTTTAATTCGGAAAAACGATTTCGTGTCCTCGTAGCTGGTCGAAGATTCGGAAAATCATATCTTTCTTGTATTGAATTGATTCGTGGAGCGATAAATCGACCAGGAGAGACATATTTTTACTGTGCACCTACATATCGCATGGCAAAAGATATTGCGTGGAAAGAATTGAAGAGATTAGTGCCTAAAATCTGGATAAAAAGCAAAAATGAGACAGATTTAAGAATTGAATTGAT